CTCTGGAGCCATAAGGGTTGCAATCAACGCGCTTATCGGATCTCCTGCCTTCTCTGTAAACTCTCCTGGCAAGGCTCCAATCTCCGTGCGGAGAGGATCTAAAAGCGTTGCAATGTCCTCATCCGTTAATCCAATATCCCCACGATTGATCGCATCGATCTTACTGACTATATCCTCACGAATTGCATCCGCAATACCTTGTGGGTCACGCTCTATATCCATAGCGGTGATAGGATTAATCGCACTGACCAACTCCTCACGCAAGATGCCTGCTGCTGCTGGGTCCAGTATGAAACCAGGGGTCCCTTCCTCAAAAATGCGTTGCGCTTCCTCTAGGGAAACTCCTGCATCAATAGCTTCCCAATAGGCATCGAATCCCGCCTCTTGCCTCACACCCACCGTGATCATTCCAATATCGTTCAATAGCTCTAGCTTAATAGCAGCGGTATCGGTAGGCTCAAACCCCTCTGGTCCCACTTTGATGATATCAAGGTCTTGTAAGAGCTTCTGCTCCGCAGTCAGCCCCTGTGCCCCTGGAGCTAATTCAAATCGATCTGGTCCTACCTGAATAAACCCCAAGTCTCTAAGCAATCCTCTTATTGCTTGAGGCTTATCTTCAATCTTAAATTGCCCTGGCGATACCTCTACGACTCCCAGGTCATCAAGCAACTTCTGCTCTACCGTTCTTTCTCCTGCTTGGGAGAGATCCGTGCCCAGCGCAAACTGCTCAGGACCCACCTGGATCTCGCCCAGGTCGCTAATCAGCTTTTCTACCGTAGCATCAATGTCTGTTGGAGAAAATTGAGAAGGATCAATCGTAACGTCAGGGATCAACCCCTTTAGCCGCTCTACGGTCCCTGCTATATTCGCTGGTGAGAATGCTTCAGGACCAATAACTATCGAAGGAATAAGATCACGCAATGCTGCAACCACTGCAGCAGGATCAGAAATGTCAAACTGATCTGGACCTACGCTTATGATTCCCAGATCCTCCAACAACTTATCTTCTACGTTGTAGGGACCTGTCGTTGCGTAGTACCCTTCTCCTAGCTTAAACTGTTCTGGACTTACGAAAATCGCCCCAATGGCATCGCGTAAGAGTCCTTTAGTGGCTGCAATGTTTTCAGGAGTAAAGGACGCTGGACTAATTTTGACGCTGGGAAAAGCAGCTTGCAACGCTTCCAGCGCACCTTCCCCAGGCACAAATTGGCCTGGTGCCACCTCTACAATACCCAAATCTGTTAAGAGCTTGTCTATAACTCCCTCACCAGGAGCAAACTGCTCAGGATCGACAAGAATCCTACCAATCTCCGCTGCTAGAAGTTGTCGCGTTTCAGCTGCATTTGCAGGGCTGAAGGAATCTGCACTGATTTCGATGGTGGGGAAATGAGCTTTCAGTACGGCTAAAGCACCAGGGGCAGGTTTGAACTGTCCTGTGCCCACTTCGATTACACCAAGTTTCTCAAGTAAGCTCTCTACAACCCCTTCGCCAGGAGCAAACTGCTCTTCGGGCACCACGATATCGCCCAACCGATCTAGTAATGAAAGTCGAGTCGCTTCGATGTTCTCAGGGGTAAACGCCTCTGGGCCAAGGGGCACCGAATCTGGGCCAAAGAAGTCCTGCAGATACTGTATCGTTGCTTCTCTGTTCTCAGGGGCAAACGCTTCCGCTGGAATGTCAATATTACCCAGCGCCTTGAGGACCGCCTGTGAACTCCCAGGATCAATCGTCAGCCCCCGCTCACCAAACAACTGCCCCAAAAGGGAATCAGGCACCAGTGGTAAGTCCAACTGCAGTTCTGAGGGGTCCATACCCAGCAGGTTGCGTCCCGCAGTCCAAGCTGCTTCTCCTACGGGACCCGCTCCACCTGCACCGAAAAGCAAATCCAGGGGGTTTGCCATGTAACGGATAATATTAGCTGCGCTCCACGGACTAGATTCTTCTTCTTCCGCACGAGTATAATCCCCAATATTTCCCGCAAACCTCTGATAGACAGGTTTGAATACGTCTACCCACCATTGCTGCAGCAACGTAGGATTCTGACGCACAAAGTCCAGCCCCAGGCCGTATCGATCCAGTTCAACTAAGGCGTTTACAGGCGCACTACCATAAAGATAAATGGGGAAGAGGTCCTGATAGGACCCCAGCGCTTCCCCTGCTGGGCTAGTACGAGAGGCATACACCTGACCAGGGTCAAACAAGGGTGCCGTGTACGGTTCAGTGCCTGGGAGTATCTGCCCTGTGGCTGGATCAATCTGTGTACCATACGGGCCATAGAAGGTGCCTCGTATGCCGCCAACATCGGGTTCATAATAGGCTTTTGACTTATCCTGTTGTACAGTTGCAATTACCTTTTCAAACAATCCACTCGGGTCATCTCCTTCCTCAGGAGGAGGAGGTGGAGGAGTATCGCCATCATCATCTGTAGTGGCACTCTCACCTGGCTGAGTCCTGTCCAATTCTTCCCCAGTAAGACCATCAGCAACTACCTTACCCGCAGGTTGCCCAGGCGCACTGCCGCCAAAAGAACCAGCAGGGTCACCTGCCTGCAGGTCGTACATACTTAGAGGACCCTCTAGGCCTGCTCCTGAGATCAGCTGATCCAGTTGCTCATCGGTCAGGTTCCAACGGTCAGGGGGCAACTCCCTACGCAAATAACTACGCATCCCAGGATAATCATAGGTCTGCGTAGTGGGGGTATAGTAATTGGTTGCAAAATTAGCAGGAATCCCAAAACTACCTACATCAAGCCGCGCCATTAGGAAACTCCAGCCTTTGGCTTGCGCATACGTCCTATGCTGCGATACTGCAGGTGCGTATGCCTGATCTTAAAAGTTTCGTTGTTGTTGTTATTGGTAAACTGCAAGCTGCTCTGCGGATCATACCCACTCATATCCAAATCGGCACTCACCATGCGCAAGGAACCCAGCTTGCCTACATCCACCTTGTCCGTATCCAAGGTGAACCCCGATCCTACCAGGTTAAGCAGTCCCGTGACACTGGTTAAGCCCCCACTCTCCTGCGTCACGGTCACGTTGTAATCCCCTGACTCATCGAAGTAAGTGCGCGAATACAGCCAGCGCAGACGCACATCTCCCCCCTGTGGAGCAGGGGCACCCGTGATGAAGTTGGCAGAGATAGCACTGCCAGCATCGTTGTCATTGGCGCTAACCATATCGTAGAGCTTGCCATCGAAGCCCCCCGCATGGGGCTTGTCACCCACCAACGCAGAAGACCCCCGCTCAAAGCCTGTGTAGGGACCAAACCAGATATCAAAGCGTTCATTGTAAATGATGCAGTAGTTCATCTTGGTACTGGCCCCATACGGGATGAAGAACCATACCTCATTGACGCTGGGGTAATAAACTGCATGGATAAAGGCTAAGCGCGAACTTTGGAGGTTGGGCCAAAACCCATCGTCCAGCGCATACGAAATCTTGCGCACCTCATCGCCCCCCTGCCACAGATAGATCCCATCGGGGCGCACAAACAGCTGACGTTCATTCGGTAGCGTCAGGCACGCCCTGGGAGCAATGGTGCCTGCTTGCGTGCGCTGCTGTAGTTGGAAGGGTATGGTGCTATTGCCTGTAGGGGTGAGGGTGTGTATCCCCTCCCTCGTATGAATTGCCAACCCATTCTGCATGGGCACCAGAGCGGTGATGTCACCCCCCACGTTGTAGAAGTTGGTAGCAGCCCAGGTTTCGATATCCAAGATGTCTGAGCGCCATACCCTGTTGAAGTTGGCATTGGTGTTGCCCAGCCACAGTCTGTTGTCCCACCAGGCAACATGGGCCGCATAGGTGAAGCGCGAATCCAAATCCAACACAGCAGCATCACCTGATCCTGCCCATACAAGGGGTGGATTAACTCCATTGACTGCGACCATCCTGTTCTTATTTGTGTCTTTTTCACCCGTGGTTACAAATTCAAAATTATCATCATCGTCAGTGGAAATGGTTGCGCCCCCTGTGATATCCTGCCACCCACTGTTGTAGTACTGAATCGTTGCCCCAGCGGTGATGACCGTGTAGTTGCTGGTGCTGTTATAGGCGTAGTCATGCACTCCTGTGATCGTGGGTGCCCCACTGATGGCACCTGCGCCTTCATAAGAGGCAAACCCCTTGCGCTTCTCTACCGCGCCTGCGGCATTAATACGGGTATTATTCATGGAGGTACATTCATTAGCACCCACATCTTCAGCGGGACGATTGTAGATCACCCCTCCGGTCCAGGGTCCCAGCTTGATCGTGCCTGCCTGATAGGCCATTACGACAAACTGCCCTCCACGGGCTGGAAAGCGAAGGTCACTGCCTCATCCAGCCTATTCATGCGGTAACGTCTGTTGCCATCGCTCTGTCGGTTTACATTGAGGGCGCGATTAACCACCTGCTGATACTCCATAAATTCCAGAGTAGCCCCTTCGTAATCCCCCTTCTCCTGCTTATATAATCGTGCTACCCCGAAGTACAGGGCTGGCTGCACGATGGCAGGAACCTTCACGTTCAGATTGACTGAATCATCGTCTGAGGTGTAATCGGGCAAATAGGCGTAGTAGCGATAGTCGATGTCCGTTGTCGAATCATCAGGGCCAGGGTGTAGCTGCACCTTCTGGTACCCCGTGGTAGCGTCCAGCCCAATCATAGTGACCGAATTGGGTTCTCCGGTCTGGTCCTGATCGGGATCGCGCAGATCCAATGACTCACTGCCCTGAATCTGCATGACATAGTCTTGCGTCTTATTGCGAAAGCTCAGCGCATACGCTACGTCAGAGGCGAGGCTGTAGGTCTTGGTAGCAGCGATACTGCTGAGCGTCCCATAGATTGAACCGCTCTGCTGCACCACCTCACTGGTGCTGAAGGTGCCCGACTCATCCTTGACCGTCAGCACCTTAGTCGAAGCGACCCAGGAGGTTACCGTAGCGGTAGCGGCACTAGTCTGCCCTGTTACCGTACTCTCCGCAGTGAAGGTGCCCGTGTCGCTGGTCAGGGTGAACTCACGAGTGCATTGGATGCTATCGGTCTTGTGCAGCCACCACCAGGTCGCTTCCCCTGCCAACTGCTGCAGAGTAGCATTGAGGTATATCCTGGCTTGCGTCTGGAAGTCCGTATTCGTAGTGGACAACCCCGTGCGCGATAACGCCATCTGGATACACTCTAGTACGGTCATATCAGGTTACTCCACGATCCGTTCTCATAACCCTGGAACTTGTTGGTAGAGGTGTTGTAGATCAGCATACCATTAGCAGCGGTCAGGGCATCGCGCTCCGTAGTGGTGAGGGTGGGCACACTGAACGAGTCAGACAGGTCCAGGGTGCCTATATCCGCAGCACCGAAGTTCGCCGCCTCACCGAAGACCGAAGCCGCATTGACACTCCCTGCCACCACCTGCTCG